TTAAAAATCTACCGGCCATTGTTTACCTTAGATAGAAGTGTATGATATAACGCAGTTGATAGCTGACGCTGTGTTTGCCGTGGCACTGATGAAATCACTGTTCTCTAACAATAATTTCTCACCTGACGCATAGATCTGATATGTGTCGTTGGCCGCTACTTCTAGTGAGTCTGCTATTAAATTAACGCTACCAACCGAATCACCACTTGGAACTACATTGATATCTAGTGCCACTGCTGATGACGTGTAGTTTGTGAACGTCATGTATGTAACTGCTGTGTTACCACTTGAAGTGTAAACAGTCGTTGCTGAGTCGTTTACCTGTGTTGTTGAAATTGACATTTCTTACTTCCTAAAATATTATGCCGAATACCACGGCTTTTGATTTACTTACTAATTCATCCGCTGATGTCGTTCCTGACACTGCGTATAAACCCGTTCCGCCGGACCCTGCCGCTTTGGCATAAACAGTTGTGTAGCCTGACTGTCCTGTTGGATCTGATCCTTCGTTTTGAAGTCTCATTGCCGAACCATCCACGTGTAATATGCCTGATCCGTCTGCGGCGATAACAATGTTACCGTTACTTGCTGACACGATGCTCTGTCCGTTAACATCTAAGTCGCCACCTAGTTGTGGTGTAGTATCTTCTACGACGTTTTCAATACCGCCATTGCCTGATGCTGATGTGGCAATAGCAGTCACAGTCCCTGTTCCGTTATCAATTGACCACTTGTCCGTTGACTCTACGTATACCAATCTAGCATTGGTTTCTGATCCTCGATCAACCTCAAGGCCTGATAAGTTACCGGTTACGCCAGCACCCGATTCACCGTCATTTAATACGATCAATCTGTCCTGGATGTTGGTGTCAGTTGAGTTGACCGTGGTCTGCGTGCCTGTGACATTTAAGTTACCCGTGATGGTAACCGTATGTGTGGTGATGCCCACGTTGCCGTCTACTGTTCCAGAGGCATCGTATGTGTATATGTTGTAATCACCTGATGTTCTTTTTACTGTTGCCATGTGCTTGTCCTATTAACTCAACTTATTTATCACCTTCTTAAACTGCTCCATTGTTATGGTTTCAACATTTTTCCATTTATTTTTAAACTTAATCGGTGTGGATTCCTTGCCAAGGACTCGAAAGAATATTGATTTTCTATGTAACTCTGCTATCTGATCTATCTGATAGACCCAATTACCTGCATAGGTTGCCTTGTCGGTGTTGGCCTTATAGAACTCTGTTCCACCGTATATGTTATTGAGAAGTCCATCAGGAGATCCTAGATCAAATCCTAAAAAGTAAATGTGTGTATGTCCATCTAAGGCCGCCCGGCTTATAGCAACAGGACCTGAGCTCATACCATAGTATGGTCTTTCTATCTTGTGTGACTTTGATTCCGGCAATGGTCTACGTGTCCAATGCTTAACACGTTCGGGTATTCCCTCAAGTTGTATTTGATCCGATATTGGCTTGTCTGTTGACACAAGAACTTGTGGCATGAAATCTCTATAGATTGCATTACACCCATAGATTGTGCCACGGCCGTGTAGATCCTGTTGTGGGTCTATCTCTAACCTACTTTTGCCGTTACCTAATACGAATGCTACTGTCATAAAAAATCCCTTCTAACATTAATTATCAGAAGGGATTTGGACCTTACAATTTTAACAATTATAGTGCTGTTAAGATCAATAATGATTCAGATGAGTCATCTGCAACAGCCCATGAATAAACAACGCCATCATAGTCAACTGCTTTATGAGCAGTGATTTTTTGGATTGCTTTCGCTTCACCGCCAGTTGTCAAGCCAACGATAGACATTTCGCCTGCCGCGTGACCTGTAATCTTGTTAACTAACACACACTCACCTTGCAGTGTGTTTCCGTCGTTTGATACTGTGAATGTCTTAGAACCTTTCTGGTTAACGATGTAACCTTCAAAGTCTGTGCCACTGATATCTGCACGAACTGGAATTGTTGCTGGTGAACCACCGGTTGCACCTAAAAAGTATTTGTCTATTGGTCTACCCATTTTATATTTCTCCTATAAAGAAGTCCAATGCGGGTTCTATCCGCTACGCTGATATGGTTAAACAGCATAAGAAAGCACCCCATGTGCTAACACTAGTATTTATAAAAACTTGAGTCAAAAAAAGAGGACTTAAAAGTCCTCTTTTAATGTTAACAGCGTATGCTGTATCAACTTATGAGAATGATAAGTTAGATACTGCAATTTCGCCAACGTAGTCACCAGCATTACCAAATGATGATGCTGTGTTTGTTAATTCTACGTAGCCATAACGTGTTAAGAATGATACTACTGGTTCAAATGTTGCTGGATCTAAAACAACACCTGAGCTCATTAGTGGAACGTATGGGCAATAGAACGCCGCCGCATCTGATTCGCTTGAGCCTTTGTAACCAACTAATACTGCTGTTGTGTCTGAAGCATATGAGTCAACATAAACTTTCATAGCACCGTTTAATGTGCCAACGAATTTAGTGTTTGTTGGTGCTTCAAATGTGCCTTCAGTTGATCTTGCGAACGCTGAAGTTGTAGCAGATTGTAATACTGTTAATGCCGCTGGAGATACAACAGCCCAGTTACCTGCGCCACGACGTGTTCTTTGAGCGATCAAGTTAGCAGTTCTGTTAATTAAAACAGCAAGTGCCGCATGCTCGTCACCAACGAATGTCGCTGTGCCTGATACTGTAGATTGGTTGTATGTAAACTCTGTAGCCGCTAATGAACGTAAAGATGCTAAGATCTCTTGATCGATTTCAGCAGTAATTTCTTGTGCTAAAGCCGCCATGATCTCTGCTTCTACGTCGATGCCGTGCATAGCTTGTGCATCTTGAGCCGCTTCAAATGTCCAACGTGCTTGTAATTTACGTGTTTTTGCTTCAACAGCCTGTTTCAAGATTTGAACTGAAATCTTACGACCGCCTGTTCCTTCTTTAGCCGCTGTTACATCAGCTAAGCCGGCAGTGCCGTCACCTGAATAAGCAGTAGCAATCTTGAATGGTGATAATGCCTCGTCGCCTGCTGTTACATCGTTAGCAGTGCCAGTAGCATTGTTTGTTTCTGCATAACGCACTCTTAATGTGTGGATTTGACCAACTGGGCCAGTCATTGGTTGAACACCAACGATTTCGTTAGCGATAACTGTTGGCATCACACGTCTGATAACAGGTAGGATAACACGGTTAAGTGTTGCTACGTTACCAGCTGTTGTTGTGCCAGCCGCTGATGTCTCCATCAAGTGCTTCTTGGTGTTTTCTAAAACAACACCCATTGCGTTTCTTTTATTACCTTGGAGGCCTTCTAATAATGCTTCTTTAGTTTCACCCCAACGGCTTTCAAGTAGTTCTTGTGACATATCTTTCTCCTAATGTCTTTACTTATAGTCCGGCCAATTTGCGTAAGTCGATAACTTGTGAGTCATCTTCTTTCGCTTCAACTGGCGCAGGTTTATCCCCAGTAACTTCCTTAACAGATTCTGTAAGTGTCGCTTTCTTAGACTTCACTACATTCTCGTTAAGCACCGCTGGGAGATACTTGTTAAAAGCATTCTCTAATTTCTTAGTTTGAACGCCTTCTAATAAATTACGCATCACTTCTGCTTTCTCGTCATTCAACGTTTCAAGCAACTCGTCTAACTTAGCATTACGCTCGTTAGTTTCGTTGATAATGCGGATATCTTTTTCTTTGGCTTCGACCAACATTCTTGTTTCGTCGAGTGCCTTGGTTGATTCCTCTAATTGCTGGTCTTTTTCTTCAATCACTGAGTGTAACTTACGGATTTCTGCATTCTCGTTTAAAAGAGTGCCTGCAAATTCACTAGCGAATGTTTCAAAGATTTTTCTACCGAAGCTGTTCTCACGAGCAACTTTGATATCTTCCTGTAATTGAGAAAGTTCAGCTTTCAAGTGCTTGGCAACAGCAGTTGACATCTTTTCGCTTGATTCTGTAACGAACTTAGTTTTAAGTTCCTCTAGTTTCTCACGTGCTTCTGCAACAAGTTTAACTTTAGTCTCTACAACGTCCTGTTTATCTTGTGCAAATTCTTTAATCTCTTCTGCTAATTGAGCAACAACAAAGTTTTCCAATTTTTCCATTGTAGCACCATGTTGTTTACGGTCTTCACGAAGATCTTTGATTTCTTCTGCTAATTTAGTAACCATAAAGTTATTAAATTTTTCTGCAGATTCTTTCATCTTGTTAACTTGGTTAACACGATCTTCTGCTAACTGAGCTTTTTCTGCTTTAACATCAGCAAGTTCAGTTTCGAGACTTTCTGTTACCATG